AATAGCTTTGTATTCTTCAAATTTTGCTTTCGCTACCTCATATTCTTGTTTTAAATTTTTAACATCTTCAACAAGGTCTTTTAAATTACTTAGTTTTGAAAGTACATCAGCCATACCAGGAACTGGACTCCAAGCTTCTCTTAACTCATCAATGGTATAAGTTTTCCAAGTATCAAAGTCTAACCACTTTAAACTGATGATTAATTTATTCTGTCGTAATCTATCTCTTGCGTTTTTAATTTTAGTTCTAATGTTATTAAGCCAGGCTGGATTAGGAATGGAACGAGTTCCAGGAATTGCTGCTGGAATTAAACTATTTAATTGGTCTATAAAATGTAAAATATTTTCTTGGTGTTTTTCTGCAAGTGTTCTACCTCGTTCAACTATTCCGTCAGGTAATAATAATACATTACCAGATTTTAAGTCCTCTTTTAAACGATATAATTTTTTAGTTTCATTAACTACTTCATTTGCACTTAAACTAATTTGTCGTGAATTTCTTATTTGAACTTTTGTTCCTTTGATGTGAACATTACCTTTTGTTGCAAAAATAGCTATATCCTCAGACCTTGCGTGCAGAACTATTCTATCAGAATTCATAAATATAGAAGGTTCTGAAAATCTATTAGCTACGAATTGGTCTCTATTAGATAATACACTTCTACCATTTGATGATTTGTTCATAGATAAACCAGCAAGGTCAACAGCTAAAGGATAAGAATTAGAACCAGATGAAATTAATTGAATTTCACTACCACCTTTATCATTATTTAAAGCACCAATCAGAATATTACCTGAGTCTGGCCCACCCTTACCAAATTGTCTACTTGATAAATGTATGTAATTATTATGTCTACCTTGAATTAGAGTATCACCTGGCCTGAACTCATTACGTTTTCCTCTCTTATTATTAGAAATATTTTCAAAATCTGTTTGTTCTTCAACTGGTGTTGTATTGTTTTCTTCATCGAAAACACTTTGGTTAATAGTTTGTTTATCATTGTTGATAATTTCAGTGCTCGGATTCAGTGCAGAAAAATAATATCTTTCGTCGTTAAATTCCAATCCGACTACAAGTTCACCTGGTAAAGGCATTTGTAAAATGTTAGAATTGATTGGTTTAAAACTTCCATTACTTCTGGCATCTCCTTTTGAAATATTGTATTCAGAATAAATGTATCTACCAATAATGTTTCCAAATTTATTTCCGCCTTCTTCCTCTTCAATCTCTATGACTTCAACGGGTTCTAATTGATGAAAGAATTCTTTCTGAACTAATTGTTTCATTTTTAGACGCAACAATCTCTCATCAACATTTCGATTTGATGTAGTGTTGTCTTCTAAGCGAACTGTATTTTTTTCTTTTGTTTCTCCAAACTTTGCTGGAGACTCATCAAAATAGGGCATTAGTTTTCCTTACTGATAGAACTTTCTATTTCGTCTTTTTTGATTTGTAACTCTTGAACATCAGATTCTATCGCGTCCATAAGTTGTTGTTTTTCATTTTCAGTTAAACCAAACTCATCTCCACTATCCGATACTCTTTTTTCTGCTGCGGTAATTCTTTGAACGATTGTTGCTAACTTAACAAGTTGTTCATCGTTCTTGACATTGATTTCTAAATATTCTTTTAACATAGGAATAATCTGAACGGCTGTATCTCCGTCTTTGATAAATCCCACAACCTCTTTCATCAATACTTCTAATTGTGTTTTATTGGTTTTGGAATTATCGTAGATGTCTTTAAATACATCAGATAAGGTTTTTCCTTCGAATATTTCGTAATCTTTTGCCATAGTTTTTACCTAACAATAAATAGTTAAATGTTAAAAAATAGGAATATATATTTATATACTCATTAATTTTTTTGATTTTACTATATAGTTATTATACGAAATCGGTTTCAAGACCGATTTTTGTTCATTTAAAGGGGGAAACTAAAATGAAAGATACAATCAAAATGGTTATGGATGCAGTAGGTGGAATTAAAGACTTACTACTTCACATAATCGGCTTAGGTGTTCTTGTACAATTAGTATTTGTAGGGGGATTCTTAGGTATTGACATTGTTGGTAATTTGATAAGTTTAGTAAATCTAATTGGTAATGCAGGATTTGCTGGATTTATATCACTAATTGTGATACTCGGATTACTAAACAAATAAAGGTGGAATTAACGGGCGGTAGAAATATCGCCCGTTGTTACACTAATCTAAAACGATATTATAAGTTTGTCCACGAACCTGTCCATTTAGTTTCAATAGAACCAGTAGTTAAATAATTTTTATGTAGATTGAAGTGATGTTTTTTCATCACATTAACAACACGAGTAATGTGTTGTGTATTTGATTCAGTCATTTCTCTAATCAAAATATACAAAGCTTTCTTATTGAAGTTCTCAATGTTTTCTCTTTGCTCCATTAGATACAATACTGCATTTGCAACATCAATGTCTTGTTTTCTTTTAAATACCGTAGTTAGATTATTAGACCAATACTCAATGAATAAATCCATATATTCTTTTTGTCCTTCCAAAATATCTGCTCGTTGTGTTTCATACATAGCATCTCTTTTGTAATCAGTTACGGATTCATCATCAGTTTGTTTAAGTTTTTTATAATTGTTATTGTTGTGTAGAATTAAATAATTCTTAGCAACGATACTAAAATAACTAAATGCTTTTCCTTTACCCTCGGTAAACTTATGCATATTCATATATAAGAAACTTACGACTTCGTGTTTTACATCATCACTCGGAACATCAAAGTAATAAAACTTAAATGTGTGAATTATATTTTCTGCCAATTTTTCAAAAGGTGTTCTGATGTGTTCATTATAAATTCGTTCTCTCATATGTGGACGAGTTTCTTTGTTATGTCTGATGATTGCTTTTTCTGTATCATCGGTGAAGTAATATCTTGTTGAACCCTTTTTTGCTTTTCTTGGCATTATAACTCCTCTTCTGTTATTTCGTTTAATTCTTCTACGGTTTCTTTGATTGCTGTGAACACTACACCGATTTCATCATCAGCTTCAAATGTTCCTTTACTATCAATTTCTTTTAATACATTGTTTGTATCGTTTATTCTTTGTGCATAATCCTCAACCCAAGTTTCAAGTCGTTCAACTTTTCTCGTTAGATTGAATATAACATAACCCTCAACTAAGGTTAAAAGAATAAATAAGATTAGAAAATAAATCATTTTTTCGCCTCCCCAAATAATTCGTTAAATATATCCTTAGCGTCTGTGGTTTTGGTATTGAATTTTTCCTTAACCTCATTATCTACGGCCTTCTTTATTTTGTTGACTGATTGTTCAACTTTCTTAGCTTCTTTTTTATTACCTGTTTTCCACATATCTCTTTCGTAGTATGTAGCCATCATATCAGCTTGGTGTATGATGATTGGTAAGTGTGTTCTCAACATAGATGTTGGTATTGATGTTTTTAAATATGCTTCATTTGCTTTTACATACATTCCGTCTGCCAATCTAATACCATAGAACTCTTGTTTAGAATATTTAATTCCATACTCTTGTAATAAAAAGAAACTTCTATCTGTAACGTCCATATGTTCTATCTCAGGATTTACATTATAAATCTTACCTTGGTTTTTTATATGCCACTCAGATTCGTTTGGTGTGTAGAATTCGTTTCCAAGTTCATCTCCAACTTTACCTAAGTCGTGGTGCATAGCTGCAAAAACTAATTCTTCATCTGTGAAGTCTATTGTTGCTCCCGCATCTTTCCATAGTTTTTTAATTTGTTTTGCAAATCTAATCACGTGTAATATGTGTTCTACATATCCACCGACTTTTGAATTGTGATAATGTTCTACTGAACTCGCTGGTGCTACGACCA